CGAAGATCTTCTCGACCTGAGCCGACATGAACTCAAGCACCGGTGCGATATACGGTCGCTTCGCCATCTTGCGCGTTCCGTACTCGAGCATCGGCGCGTATGTGACTTTCGAGCCGTAGTTCAGCACGAACTTCTTCCGATCCTTGTCGTTGACGATCTCCGAGAATCCGTCAGCAGACGATGACATCTGCACGACAAACGATCCACGAAGCCTATTCGTATTGACTGCTGGAGGGAATCCAGGCGCGGACGCTCGGTGATATCCACCAGCTCGCAGATTTCGCGCTTGCTTGTAGCGCGGTCCAGTTCCATTCGGATTCAGCATACCCCCGCGCTTACGAGCCTTGGCCGCAGACTTGCCGGCGACAGCGTAAAGGCGACCAGTACCAGGCTTCGACAGGATTCGACGCAGCGCGCGCGACATGATCAGCATCGACTGATTCATGCCGTCGAGGATCGCCTGATCGCGACGCTTCTTGACCGTCGGAGACCATTTGAACTTCACCTTCGCCTTGAGTGGTTCAGCCATGATTCACTCCGGCAAGTTGATCTGCGGTTCAACGAGCGTGACTTCGACTACCGTCATGTTCAGCGGATGACCGCCGATCTGCGTCTGATCGAGCAGACCTGGATTAGTCGCTCCACTTATCCTCCATGTGCTTACGAGTCCTCCGGTGCTCGTGTAGAGCTCGTCATCGATCGCGAGATCGACCATACCTTCAGCGTAGAGCGTTCCAGCCGTCCGCGAGTTCATTCGGCCTTCGAACACATCCTGCGTCTGTCCACTCGGCTGAATCCACGCGAACACCTCGAGGACGGGAGTCCTTGTCCGCTGCACGGTTCCATCCGTACCGACCGTCACCAGCGGACGAGCTCGATAGTACGTCTGTCCGAACTGCTGGATGAGTGAGGCGATGCTCAACGGAATCGCCTCCAGCCGGCGATCATCGACTTGAGATCGTCATCGAAGTCTCCGCTCGCGCGCACGGAGTACGAGTAGCCTCCAAGCGACTCGCTCTGAAGCGTCGGATCGCGCTTGCCGCTGCGGTAGAAGCGAGCAGCAAGCATCAGGCAAGCCTGTTCGATGTCGTAAGGCACGGTCGCGTAGCCGGCGGTGTAGTCGATCAGAATCGATCGATAGGCTTGGATGCCTGGACCGTAGAGAACTCCATGCTCTAGGTCTGCCTGGTAGTTCCCGAGCGACTGCGTCGGAGCCTCTAGGTACGCCGTAGCCGTCCTGAGATCGCGTCCTTCAAGCTTGCGGAGGTAGGTGGACGGAACGTTGATCAGGCTCGTCGCGCTGAATCCGCTCGTCGCGCTGATTGCGGTCTCCAGCTCTGCGGAACTATCATAGTTGGATGACGTGAACGCCAATTGGGTATCGAAGGCAGCTCCCGTCGATGACACGCGATAGAGCTGGAGATGATCCGTGGACACCGATACCGACGCAAAAGCGTCTGTACCGTTGGTGGAGATCACCGACATGACGTTCGTCCATCCAGCTCCGACGAAGCGAACGATGCTCACGGGATACTGCCTGAGCGCGATCCTGTTTGCACCGAAGCAATCGCGGATCTCGTAGTAGCGGCGAGATAGGAACTGCCGAGCGCAGTAGGACTCGATTGCAGCCGAAGCGCGGTCGATCGACCGCTCTAGGATCGTGTCATCCGTCGCTACGCTGATCCCCATGAAGCTCTTGAGGTTCGCGAGTGTCGTTAGGCTGTATTGGTCGATCGCCAAGCTTCGGCTCCTTCTTCTGCTTCATCGGCTTCTTCGGCGCATCCGTGGACTGCACGAACAGCGGAGCGGCTGCGACGATGCGCTCGAGATGTCCGCTCTTCACATACATCGCGGCGAGATCTGGATCTAGGTTGATGCGCGCACCAGGCCGTAGATCCCTGCGTCCGATCTTCGGATCGTAGATCGACAGCGGCTTGAGGACGATCAGTAGGTCATGCATTCGACCGGCCTCCCGTCATCATGGAACTTCCCGAGGTACTGATGGACGAGAGTGAAATCGTCCTTCGGCCAGGTGATGACGCATTGGAGGTGACCGATCCGAACCTTCGGCGTTGCGCAAACGCGCTTGCCAGCATCGCGCATCTTGTGCCAGAAGTAGATGTCATCGTCCGTCCTGCGCTCGTCCCATCGACCAAGTTCGTTCGGAACACCGAGGAACCATGGATGCGGGAAGTCCTTCAGCGCGTCGACGCGAATGAGCGTGAGTCCGAAGTGACCGTTCTTGATGTCTACCGCGTCGCGGTAGAAGAACTCGACCGGCGCAGACTGGATCGTCTTTCCGTTCTCATCGACCATGTTGAGCAGCATCTCCGAACGATCGCGACCGATCTGCATCGGACAGAGCGCGGCAATGTCGGGATTGTCCTCCATGATCTGCCAGAGACGGATGACATCGCGCGCGTCGAAGATCGAGTCGTAGTCGATCGTCAGGATGTACTTGCATGAACCCTTCTCGACAATCGTGGACATCATGCGCTCGAGGCTCTGCGACCAGAAGACACCAGTCGATTTTGTGAACTGCATCTGGAGCTGTGACGCGACCTCGAGCGTCTTCGCAAAAGTCTCAGTCCATGAGATGCGAGGCAGCGACATGATCGCGTGAACGTCGGTGAACGGAATCGACGGCATCGCACGACGCTTCTTGCGCGCTGTAACGCCGATGAGATGCGTATCAGGCTTCCATGAAAGCGAACCATCCGCAGCGGAGATGATCTCAAAGCCGGCGTGATTGACCAGCTCGCAGATCTTCGTCCTGTTGTAGATCGAAGCGTTGAGAACGCCAGTACCGCAGAGCGTTGCCTCTGGATCTCCGCTGCCGCTCTTGTACGCATCGCAGACATAGTCGAAGTCCGTGACGATCAGTCGAACCGATCCGAACGGCTTCAGCACGCGCTCGACGTTCTTGAGAACGTCAAGAGCCTTGTCCGATGGGATCAGATCCATGATCTGACCCATGTCAACGCTGTCGAACGATCGATCTCCGACACCAACGAACGCGCAATCCGACACGGATTGAACGCTGAAATGCGAGGTCGCGTTCTGCTTGCTTTCTTCTTCGCTCATGTACTGTCTCCTTGCTCGGATCATAGCACCAAAGAAAATGGCGCAAGGCATTTCTGCCTCGCGCCACGGGAGTAAAGAAGTCCCTTCGGATCAGAGACCGACAGCATTCGCTGCGCCGGCCTCAGTCGCGGTTCCAACGCCATCGCCAGGGTTGGAGAGCTCGCAGATCAGACGAATGTTGTTCGGACCCACTCCAGTAGTGACGGTGATCACCGGCTTGATGTACCGCTTGCGACCGCGAAGATCGACGGCGAAGATGAGCTTCGCGGTATCCGTCGAGTTCGTCGCGGTGTTTGCGGTCCAATCGGTTCCCTGCACGAACGTAGAGATCGGACTGGTTCCGAAAGCCGAGGTGGTATCGCCGTCCACGATGTAGCAGCCGGACGTACCGGAAGCCGCCGGAAGAGCCTCGGTGGAAGCCGAGAGAGCGATGATCTTTGCGAAGCTGAATCCAGCCGTGTCGAACGATGCCGAGAAGGTGGCTGCAGTCGTAGTAGTGGTGACGTTCAGACCGATGATCGTCTTGGTGTTTTGACGCATGGTGTTTGTTCCTTTTGAATCAGAGGGTGAACTTGACCATCGCGCCGCTCGCGGCCGAGCCGCCGACGTTCGCGCAGACGATGTCGAAACGCTCGGAGCCACGGATGGCACGCTCGTCCTGCTCGAATGTGTTGAGCGCGCCTTCGTTGAACGCGATGCTGGTCGAGCGACGATCACCCATGAAGCAAGCCTGGGAGAGATCTCCGATGTACGCGAGGACATCGCCGTCCGAACCTGTGGTCGCGGTGATCGCCGGCATCGCCTGAGCGAACTCGACCGGCACACCAAAGTACTTCGCGGAGATGCCGTTCGACATCTCGTTCGCCGTCACGCCGCCAGCGGCCATCGAGAGACGCTCGAAGATGTTGTGGTAGACCGACTTGTGGCAGTAGATCTTCACGTTGTTGCGCTGCCAAGCCCAGTTCGGAAGCTTGGCAAGAGCCGCGCTGATCTCGTCCTTGCTGACCGAAGCATAAGTCGTGGTTGCCGAAGTCGCGACCTGGTAGGTGGAGTTCGTCAGCGCGCCAGCGAGACCGACGATGCCGCCGTAGGTCGAGGTTCCGGTTCCGTTGAAGCCAGCATCGTCCTCCTTGTAGGAGAACTGATACGCGATGTCGTTAGCGATGTCATCGCCGACGTTGATCGTCGCATCCTCGAGCATCTCGTTGGAGATGGTCGTGAGGCACATCAGCTTCTTGGCGACGAGCTGCACCGAGTCGAAGGACTGGGTGGACTCGGTGCCGGCGTTGATCTCACCGACGAAGTACGCCGTAAGTCCGCTGCTCTTCTTCGAGATGCGCAGCGTGTCGGAGTTCATCGGGTAGATCTTCGCGTTGCGACGGAACACGCCGTACTGCTCGCGGAGAGTGACGAGTTCATTCTGGAACTCGTCGGGAACGAGGAAGCCGCCGGAGACGTTCGAGCCTTCGTAGTGCGCCTTCACGCGAATGCCGTTGTCAGCGCAGAACTGCGCAGACTTCTTGTTTCCGAGCGCGGCCATGACGAACGAACCGAAGCGGTACGCCGTCTCCTTGCTCGAGAACGCCTTGAGGCGACCGTACTGGCGAGCGTTGTCCCAGGGAGCGCGCTCCGAGGTGACGATCGGCATACGGCTACCGCTCTGGCGAGCGATCTCGCTGCGGACGCTCTTCGCCACGGCAGCTTCCGACACGCTGTCCATCTCAGGCGTAACGCCGGGGACGGCAGCAGCGGAAGGCTCGATGGTGACGTCGAGCGTCTCGGGATCGACCGCGAGACCGTTCTCATCCACGATCATGTAGTTCTGAAGGATCAGCTTCTTCTGTTCGATCACGCCGGCCTCGCCGTGGATCTTGCCGACGCGAGTCAGCTTGGACTTCATTTCGTCCAGGTTCATGCTCTTCATTGTGTTTCCTGCCTTGATTCTCATCCATCGCGTAGCCGGCGAGGATCGGTTTCAGGCGCATCGCCGTAGCCGATCCATCGGATCAGAGATAGATGGACCCTCGAGCGCGAGCCATCTCGCGCCTGACGATCTTGTCGATGTCAATCGGTCGCTTCTGCGACGGAGTTGAGGAGGTGCAAGGAACGACGATCGAGATTCGCTTCGGAGTCTCGATGCCGAAGAACTGCTTCGCGGCGACTGGCGAGACGATTCCCTTCCTCACCGCCGTAATCAGAGCATCGGGATTCGCCTGGAGCGGAGCTAGAGAGACCTCGAGCAGCTTCCAGCGCGAGTACACGGTCGAGACCGTGTCTCCGTACTTCTTGCGGTCGATGTCCGTCGCCTTCCGAACGCCGCCGTTCTCTGGGATATAGCCAACCGACACCGCGTTGACGATGCCTTGGCCGACGAGAGCTGCGGCTACCTCTGGGAAGAACTCGCCGACGTAGCCGTCAGGCTTCTTGGCGAACACGAACTCTCCGACGATGTCGCGCTCGCGACGCTTGAGCCCGGTGGATCGTCCGACAGGATGCGAGTAGTCGTGGTTCCAGAACAGAACTGGGTTCTGCTCGAACTCCTTGGAGTTCATGCCGCTCGGGATTAGTACCTCGCCGTCGCGGTCGAGCGTCTCGGCGGTGATCGTCGCGGTGAAACCCTTGGCGGTCGAAGAGATCTCGGCAGCGAGTGCCTTGCGTGTGATGTTGCTCATGATTCTCCTTGCGCCTCGAGCATCGCCTGATGCCGTGCGTCGATTTCTGCTTCGATGTCCTGCGCGATCTGCTCGTAGCCGTCCATCAGCTTCGGCTGAAGAGAGCATCGGCAGTTTGGGTGGAGCGGTGGACCTTGGATCGATTCGTAGTCAAGGACCATCATCCCGCCATCCGCGCCGGTCAGAGTGTGTCCCTTCTCGTAGAACGCTTCCTCGATGCCGACAGCATCAGCAGAGAACGCCTTCGACGCAGCCTCGCAGAACTCGCACGGATCAGGAGCGAGCAGCCAGGTCTTTCCCTCGACTAGTCCGCTGGACTTCCACGCCTCGACTTCCGCTGACCGCGTCGCGCGCTGCGCTTCGGTCCTAGCGATCGTGAGCGCGCGCCGGCGCGTGGCTCGGACTCCGTCCTCTTCAGCGACGGCCCAGTCCTGCACCTTGGACGCGATCTCGGGGATCGTCAGTCCGTCGAGGACTCCGTTTCCGATGATCTCCGTCACGCGCACCGACGTGTACTTGTTCACGCCGCGCGCAGCTCCTCGAGCGAGACGAACTGATTCGGTCTCCGTGTATGCCTCAAGCTGCGGCTGCGGAGGATTGAAGTC